TGGAGTCCTCCTTGGTCAGCGATTTGTCGAGAACCCTCTGAACTTCAGATTCGGATGCTGACTTCATAACAAGCCAACCTTCATGTAAGTGCGCTGGATGGTCTACGCCACTCGTTTCCTCAATGGCAAGATTCACCATTTTGCGGGTACGGGGTTTTGACATTTATGCTCCTAACAAACTAGAGGTAAGTTTTTTTTAGCATAGGGCTAATAAAACTAACCTCGGGTCTTGACAGATGAAGAATACCATAAGTGTAATTCGAGCCTATTTATTGGTTTGCTAGAACTCTTGTCTTGGTCAGGGCTTCGATTAGGTTCGGCGAAACCCACATTGAGAAGGGGTTCTCGTTAGCCCAAAATCGAGCCAATCTAAAGTGAAAGTCGGTTTGGTCTATTTTTGTCCAAACAAAAAATGCTTGGGAATCATTAGGCAGGTTTACTTGAATTCCTGCATACCCAGGCGGGGTTGAAACTCGATAAGACTCAATGCCCATAGATTTAAGAACTTGCATTGTGTCATCAATAACGCTTGGCATTATTTTTTCTTTCTTGGATAATCCATGGTATCCATCCACTTTGGGTCATCAGCATCTAATTCTTCAAACTCTTCTTCAGAGTCGTCTCTATATGGAACAAAATTTTGTCTAGGGTTTTTAGGTTCTGAAGAATCTTCACCTTCAGAGTCATCGGCATTACGCCAATCGCCATGACTTGATTGGTCATGGTCGCCGTGCTTCTCAAGAACTACTTTTTTTTTAGTGTTGAAACTTTATGTCCAACTTTAGTATCAGTTGGCTTACCATCACGATAAAGAACAATTAACGCCGCAGGGTCATCTTCTGTGCCTTCAATTTCGAATGATGAATCAGGAACATTGATTTTTCCTGAGCGTTCAATTCGTAATACTTTTCCTTCGGCACTTCCCCCTGAAGAATTCCAACTTACTTTATCTCCAACAGAAATGCTTTTATTAAATTCAATTAACTTTCCTTCAACCGCTTTATTGATAGTGGTTCCTAAACGGCGCATAGCCTCCATGACCATAGATTTTGCGTAGCCACTAAGCCCCTTAAAGCCAAACTTACGGACATCCGCTTCAATCATTTTGAACTCGTCCTCGTCCATACCAGCCAAAGGTCCTTTGCGTAATTCGCCTAACATTCTAAGGTCTTTTTTCATACAGTCTCTTCTTTCTTTGGCTTTTTCTTTGAAGGGGACATAATTGTATCAATGTGTACATCCGACACAGTTGGGTCATTCTTTTCTAAGTCTATATCAACGAATAAACGCTCGGCTTTACCGCCGATTGAATAACCGCCAATCTTGCCTTCGGTAACCATCTGCCAAGCCCAAGGCTCCCAAATAACTCCAAGGAAAACTGTATTTGGCGGATAGGTGTGTTGTGTTTCTTTGCCATCAGGACTTGTAATAGGAACTGTTAGTGCATGAGGGAATGTCATAACTTCGACCCATTCTCCAGCAACTACATCACGGTTATGTTGTAAACGGATACGACGGTCATTACTCTTTACATAATCCCAAACCGCTTTTTGTAATTCATCGGAATCTGTCCACTCTCCATGAGCATCTTCCATATCAGGGATATACATTGCTCCAAGCGTGTAACGCTTCTCGCCTTCGGCTTTCTGTAAATCAAACTTGCCTAGTGACTTTGTAGCATCCTCTGTAAATACATCAGGGAAAATTTGACGGGCTACATCCTCAGTAACTTCTTGGAACTCGCCTTCGCCTTGGGTTAAATAGCGAACCACATCAGCATCAGGGTTATCCACCCAAGCCTTGCTTCGAATATCCCATCTGTCCTCAGTAATGGTCGTCTCGCCTACCTCAAAACGATAAATGTTTATCGCTTCGTTGTTTGCGCCTAGTTTTGCGAAATACCGCATACGGCTATACCTCCTCTCGTTATTGTCCACATTATATCAACCCCAGTTGATTTTACCAAACCTGCTTGCTGAGCGGTCTCAAAAGTCTGCGTAACAAGCGTTCCAAGGGTCAAAAGTTTGCCCATGTTGGCTGGTCTAGGGATTGCTTGAGCCTTACTGACCATGGAATCCCATAGAGATTTACGCTCTGTATTGTCTTTAGAAACACGATACTTTTCATAATCATCGTGTAAATCTACCTCTTTGATTTTGTGCGAAGTAGGAGTGTGAAGTTGTAGTTCAACCTTTACGCCTTCTTTGCTAATTTTAATGTTTGTGCCGTCATAAGGGTCACCCGCTTGCCAAAAGTTTTTGACTGATTCAACTTTCCAGCCAGTTTCCTCAATCGCCTTGACTGTTTTTTCTACACCATCTGTGTAGTTATTTTCATCAACATTGAGGGTATAGCGAACAGCATCAGAAATTGCGTTAGCCGCTTTCTCTCTATCTCCACCGTGGTCTTTCTCTGCATCTTGGTCAATCTTGCGAGCAAGAGAATCTGTGGACTTTAATCTTTGTTCAAGGGAACTCTTGCCATCGAGTGTTGCAAAATCAGCATCAATACTCTTAGCAATACCTTCCATCAAAGATGTAACTACTGGCTCAACAGCCTCAGCGTCTCTTCTGATTCTTTCGGCTTGTTTAACTGCATCAGGGCTTCGCTCTGAGGATGCCTTTTTATCAGGTGCCATAGCGGGACGACCAGTCGAACCCTTATCTTCTCCACCGCTAGTTCCAGTAGCCCAACTTCCGTGAACACTTTGGTCCTCATGTCCTTCGTGTTTTTCCATTGCATTTTCATATCTATCTACCATCGATTCTGCCCAAGCGAATCCAGCGTCTCCGCCCCAAGCGTCCCACGACACTCGACCAGCGCTAGGGAATCCTTTTTCACCACGATTAAATCCAAGGGCTTGCCCATCAACTTTGTGTCGAGAAAAAAACGATTTCATTCTCTTCAAAGTTTCGATGCTAATGTTTTCTCCACGGGCTAATTGACCTGCGCGAGTTCTGCCAACTGAAGTAAACCCGCCTCCTGCAAGTCCGTTGTCAATCCACTCGATTGCTCGTTGCGCCGCTTCTCTAACTGACTTCGGTGGCTTGTAAGATTCTTCGGCTTTGAAAAATTCAATCTGCTTTAAGCGCTCTTCAGCCTCTTCTTTAGAATCATAACTTCCAAAACTTCTAGTTCCTGCCTCGTTGTAAACAATCCATTTACCATCTTCTTGAGCAATTCTTTTTTCAACAGCCTCAACTCGCATTTGATAGCCATTGACAGTTAGGAAAGTTTTGATGTTTCCTGTTGTATCCCCTGTGGTTTTTATGACATCAAGGATGGTTTCGGCTGGCAATCCGTTAAGGCTGGTTAGGTCTACATTGTCGATTGAATCTATAAGAATTTCGTACTTGTCCCAATCATCACTTGGGCGCTCCATCTTGCGTCTAGCCATCTCATTAAGAATCGTGTGGTGAACTTCGATAGTCGCTGGACTTACCTCGGACTTGTGGACACGCTCATGGGAGGCGTTGAGTTCCTCAGCGCTTAGATGAATTAGTTTCGGTGCAATATCCGCCATGTATAAATAGTAGCGGATGGAATTACAACTGTTATTTAGTTTCCTCAACCGTAGTTAAATTGGCTTTAATGAGGGCATCATAAAGTTTTTCTTCGTCCTCGGGGGTAGCCCTTGTGTTTGTCTCAAACTTAGCGGTTTTGAGCCACTCGCTATAAATGCGTTGGGTTTCCCGAAGTTTCTGCTCTCTGTTCATGGGGTTAATTTTACCTCACTTACAGGCTTTTCTCTAGCAGTTCCGTCAAAAACGACGCCATCGCCATCTCGGTCAATAGGTCCTTCATTGATTGTTCGACCTTCTTGAGATAGCCCCTTGCGATACTTAAGGTTCAAATCAGAAAGAATATCTTTTCCAGCCCATGAATAGACGGGCTTTCCTAAATCATTCGTACCGCTTTGGACTCTACTGCCATAACCAAGCATGGCAAAATCATTTGGGGTTGGGAAGTTATCCTCTTTCATACTTTGTACTCTGTCCCAAGTAGGTCTACCTTCTGAGTCTCGGGTATAGCCAACTGTCGCCTTGCTCATAAGTGCATCAAACTCTTTGCCGATGAGTGTATCTGCACCATAAACAGAAGGTCTTAATGCTACTTGGTCAGCGATTTGAGAGATATTTCGGTCAATATATTTTGGATTAAAGTCAAACCCCGCTCTAGCCCAATGTCGAGCGCCATCCCATGCTGTGCTGACATTGATTGCATCTATTTCCTTAGAGACATAATAAGCCTCTTGCTGAGCAAGGAATTTACTGCCAAAGCCTGAGCCTTGGTATTCCTCAGCCATACGGAAAAGGTCGTGTTCGACAACTAGAATTTCATCACCGTTATCGTTTGTTTCTGTGTAGAAACTTCTTTGGAACTCTCCAGCAAAATTTCCGTCCGAATCAACAACCTGACCTTGAACAATAAGGCTCTCTCCATCTCGGTAGATATTGATTGTTTCTGAACCAAGGACCGATACAACATCCCCAGCGTTGTTAGTTACATCGTGGCTCATGCCATAAACCTCATCAAAGTAACCATGTAAATCTTCAGGGTTAAATGAGCCGCCATTTTCTTCTTGCCACATAACCGCAAGACTGCCATCATCTGACTCAATAAATTCTTGAACCATTTCATTTTGTATATCTTCGTAAATGGTTGCTTTTTCTTGTTCGCTATATTCACGATTAGGAAATTCTTCTTGAAGATTTTGAAGGCGTTCAGCCGCTCTTTCATCAATACCCTCGGTTGCTTGCGAATACAGCCCTGAGTCGTTATTGACCATCATTTCTAAATCTGACATATCAGCCTGTTCGCCACCTTTTATGGCGTTCAAAATATCTTCTTTGGCTGGACCCATTGTGCTGAATTGATTGATAAGTTCTTCATCTTCAGCAGAGATTCCACGCGCCCAATTACCATGGACTGATTGGTCCTCATGACCCTCATGCTTGAACACGGGTTTTAACCCGTAATCAAAATAAATTACTTTGAGGGTTTTGCTAACTTTGCCCAAATCTCTTTGGCGTAAGCGTCTATCTGCTCGTCTGTCATGTTTGACAAATCGGGCAGTTGTACTGCCTCGAGTTTTTTCGATGCCACCTGTTCCTCCTGTTTCTATTTCTTTGAAGTTTGCTACATCCCAAATTGAGATTTGGTCGCGTTCACGACCCCGAGAGATAGCCTCCCCCTCGTCCTTAATGTTTTCTGATACATCAAGGTAAACTTGTCCATCGTCGGTATTATGCCATAACCCTAGGTAGTTATTCGTATTATTAAACTCTGATTTATGTTGCTTCATGTAGGAAGAAAGAATCTCAGCGCCCTTAGCCTCATCAAAAAACTCGTCAGCCTTGACTATTGCCGCAAACTTCTTGCCCTTGGCAACCATGAACCCCTTAGTAGGCTCAGAACCGTCCTTGAGGCTTACTGAGAGACCGCCATTCTCCTTGACTCTCTCAAGGGTCGAGCGGACAATTTCAGGGGCTACTTCGACTCCCTGCGCCCATGAGCCATGAGAACTTTGGTCGTGTTCGCCGTGCTTGCTTACATCCTCGGCTCGGGTTATCTCAACATCCCCAAGCATGGTTATGAATCTGCTCATTTGTCCATCCTTTGAAAGACTGCAATCTCCATGGCATTGTCCGTTCCCTCATTTAATTTTTTATAGCCCTGAAATTTGAGAGAAGTATTGCGTGGCAATAATACTTCTTTTTCATTATTTGCTGTTGCTACATTTGTAAACAAATCTGAAACAGAATTTTTGAGATAATCGACTGCAAGACCTTTGCCTTTTTTAGACTCACTTGGCAAAATAATTGAGGCTCTATCTTCTGTTAAGCGAATCAACTGTAAGTTTTGTAATACTTCTAAACCCTCATCACTTGTTATATCAACTCTAGTTGTAGACATAAATCCTTTATCTGTCAAGATGTCTCCTTCTTTTAGAGTGTCTACTAGGTTTTTATCGAATACCCGATATAAATTTTTGTCGCCAAAAAGTTCAGGCGAATCTTCTATGAGTTTATCTAATTCAGGAACTCTGCGGTCAATATCTACGAGAGACTCGCCTTCAGTATCACCTTTCCCGCGAAGAAAAGCATTTATCTTTGTATATCCCTCACCTGTGTAAAAGTCCAAACTTTGTATTTGATTACGGGAGATTCCAACGGGTTCTTTACTGCCATCAGTTTTAATTCCGTATGTTTCAAAATACAGATTTTGTGAACTTTCCCCTAACTCCTCTTCATTGAAATTACCTAAAGTAACAAGGTCATTCATGATTCCTGAAGCCCAAGCGCCGTGGCTGGACTGGTCGTGGTCGCCATGCTTTGCTACTTCTTCTTCATCACGAATAAATGGCACATCATTGAAAAGAGCATCAAAAGTAAGCCCATAATCTTTTGCTTCTGCTTTTTTCACAACATGAGAATCTACAAACTTTACTTCAACCACGGTGACTTCTTTTGCTGGTTGCTTTTCCCATGTAGAAACTTTAGGGTAATTAGGCACATTACCTCTGTCATTTGTTACCTTGAAATTAGGTGTTTCTAAAGAATCATATCTGCCGTTAGTTACATCTTCATAAATCTTTTTTGATTCTTCGGGGTTATATCGACGAGAACTATAAGTGGCGACTTCATAAGTGCTTGGTCTGCCATCTGTGTAATTGATTTTACGAGGCTCAATAATCCCCCGCTCCCAGTATGGAGTTTGTATTTTGGTGATTCCAACGACTTCAAATTTGCCACTTGTGACTACCTCATGGTCTTGTGGGTAACGGCTTTTATCTGCTGATAATGAAACGCCCTTGGCTCCAGGTTGAATTTTCATAATGACGCTATCAGTTCCACTTTTGTTTCTGTCTACCGCATACCAAGTTGCCACGCCTAAAGAACGAGATGTTGATACCAAAGGCATATCAAGCGTATCCCCCGCTTTAAGGCTTGTAATTCCTTTTATCAATTCTTGGGATACTTCGTCAGTTGCAACCATGCCGCGATATAGGGCTGGTTGTTCAGGTTTACCGTTTGCAATCGCTTTTAACATTGCTTCGGCTTGGTTCCTAGCCGCATCTGTTGAAGAGCCGCCAAATCCACGCGTAGTTAAATAGTTTAATTGACCGCCAGTATCCATATCGCTTTGAGGGACTGCAATGCCGAGGGCTTCTCCAGCATATTGACGATACAACTCGACATATTGGTATCCATCTACACCGTGTTCCCAGTTGTCCCAAATCTTTTGAGTCATTCCTCCAGCATTACGGGGGCTTGCTGGAACTGAATCTTTAGGACTCCAATTAGATAACTCTTCTGTTATTCCAGTAGCCCATGAACCGTGGCTAGATTGGTCGTGGTCGCCGTGTTTAAGAACTGGTTTATACCCGACAGGTAATGTAATTATGTAAGTCATGAGCGTCTCTCAGGTGGAATGATTACCATTGTGCAACGACAATTAGGGTGAACTCTGCCTGGGGTTTCATGTCCGCTAGAAAATGTTCCGTCCCAAGGAACTATCTCGCCATCTAATTCAGAACAAATATCGCAGGTGCGTTCGTCTTGAGCAATAATCCACATCTTTTGTGATTCGACATCTACATAGCCTTCTTTAGCCGCTTGGTTCCATCCTTCTTGGCGTCCTTCGTTTTGAGCAATTTGAATCTCTGTTCGAGCAATCATTGTTGCTCTCTTGCTCTTAAGAGAATCTGAATAACGGGTAGAGCGTTCGATTGCTTTAGCGCGAGCGGTTGCTTCTTTCATTCCGCCTTTAACTAATCGGGCATATTCCTTTTTTTCAAAGTTAGTTACTGCATCAGCGTATCTTGGATGTAGTCCTACAACACTTTTAATTCTTCGGGCTGTTGCTCTGTAATCTAATCCCTCATTGAAGGCATCGATGATTGCTTTACGAACTGATAGGCGGGTTAAAGCGTCAATCGAGGTTACAAGTTCTCCAGCACGGCGTTGAGCAAAGGCTA